TTCCCACGTCGGGCTTGCGCTTTCGACGGGTTTTCGGGCGACTGTCCCCATCGGCTTCGGGCTCCTCGACCGGCTCGGCCACCCCGAGCCGGTTGCACAGCAACTCCGCCACCCCGGCCCCGCGGCAGATGATCTGCCCTGGTTGGAGGCCGAGGTGCGGTCGAATCATGCGAACGTACATCACGGCCGCAGCACCTCGTCGCAACCGTACTCCGTTGCGGTTGTCGGGGCGATTTCGGGTTCGAGCAGGATCGCAAAAATGGTGGCATATGTGCCAGACGTGCCGTCGCCGGCGGTCGCGGTCACGTCCAGATACCGCTTGCGGGCGCGGAGGTCCAGATCGCAGACCTGGAACGTGTCGTCGTCGCTCGCCGACGGCAGTGCCGAAGTCGAACCGTCGATGTTGTCGGACGTGCCCCAGATTGCTCCGGTCACGTTGGCGTGGCCGCTGCCGCTGGTATCGGACTCGGTGACGGTCAGTGCCGCGGCGGCGATGTCGGTCGCGCCCAGATGTGTGACGATCAGGCACCGCTTCCAGCCAAGCGTGTCGATCTCGGCCGTCGTCCAGCTGGCGTTATCCTTGATCGCAGCCGGCGGAGTGATCGCAACGAATTTCATTGGAGGCATACTCATTTATTCATTCTCCGTTGTGGTTGAGTGGCCTGTAAACCTGCCGCTTAGCTGCTCGGCGTGGTGAGCATGATGATCGAGCCGGCGGCCGTTGCGGTGCCCCGCTCGTGGACGTTCACGTCGAACCGCTCGATGCCGCGGACGGCGAGCTGGTCGTACTCAAAATAGCGATCCTCGCTCGTTTGCAACTGGATGCCTCCGCGGGTGCCCAGCATCGCCGCTTGGGCCAGGCTGCCGAAGTAGCATAGCCCGTCAGTGCTGGTCTGGGCCGTCAGGGTGCTGTTCATCACTTGGACGAAACGCACCGGGTAGCCCATGAACATCGGCGGCACGCCCTCGGCCACGTCGCGGATGGAGTTGCCTCCCAGGGCGTTCTGCAGGTTCATCATCGAGGCAGCCCAGCCGGCCTTGCTGATGTACCACGCGGCACCGGCCTCGGCGTAGACCGGCAGCTTGCCGACCATCGACTCAAAATCGGCCAGGTCCAGCGTCGAAAAAGCCGTGTTGCCGCTGGCGGCCTCGTACTGCGAGCCGGCGGCGATCGCCGTGATTAGGCCTTGCATGTGGCCGTAGGTGCTGGTCCCGTCGCCGAGAAAAAGGCACTTGTCCTCGATGTCGGCGAAGGCGTAGGCGATCTCGCTGGTTAGGTCATCGATCACGCTGACGATGGCGTCGGCGTTCAGCTCGCTGCTGACCTTGGTCATCACGGCCGCTTTGGTGGCGACCAGCTTGACCTGATCCCACTCTTTGTCGCTGTCGGTGATGCTGCCGGCCTCGCCGGGAAAGTAGACCGTCAAGCCGCCTTCGCGCCGCGGGACGATGTGCGTCTCCGAGGGCATGGTGACCACGTTGGCGTAGCGACGAGCCACGCCCCGCTCCTCGCGGAGGGTGATGATTGACCGCTCCATCGACTCGGGGACGAGATAGCCGCCTCGCGCCGGGTCATTTTCGCCCTGAGCCGCCCGGATGGTGATGCCGTGGTCGCGGCAGAACTGCATTGCCCCGTCGTGGCCTTGCGTGGCCAGCCACCACTGGCCGGCCTTGTACGCCTCCTCGGGGGTCTTGTAGGCCCGGAGCGTCTTGTGCTGGATCGCCCGAGCCGGCAGGGTCCGGCTGACGCCGGTTTCCATCCGCTCTTTCCGCTGGTCCCGCTCGGCCTTGATCTTGGAGGCCTCTTCCAGTGCCTTCGCGCTGACCGCCCGGTCGATCGACTGCCGAGCGGCGATCTGGCGGTCCAGCTGATCCAGCTTGCCGCCGCTGCCGGCGACAGCTTCGATCTGCTCCAGCTCTTCCGCCGTTGGCTCGCGGCCCTCGCTGTTGGCCTGGTCGTTGATTTCCTCGACGCTGGCGATCAGGCACGCCTTCTCGTCCAGGAGCTGCTGCATTTTCTTCATGGGTTGCGCCCTCGTTCGAATGTCCGGGGCGCACAAAAAACCGAGCGCCCACAATCGTCTGTTGACGGTTGCCGGCTGCTCGGTGGCTTGAAACCAGCGAGGAGGCGGGACTCCGCGTGTCAGGTGATTATCCTACCCCGATCGGCGGCCGGCTGTCAAGTGTGACGTTTTCAGCCGGGCGACCAGCATCGCGTTTTTCCGAAACCCGTAGCCAGTAACGGGTTTCGGTATTTTGGACAGCTCCGCTGGTGGGTGCTTGAACAGCGGAAGGGTGGCAGCCGAGGCGGCTAGGCCTTCAACCCGGACGTGCACGCGGCCCTTGTGGTCCAGCAGCGTCCGCCGCATGGCGATTCCGTCGTGCACAGATCCGCCAGGAGAGTTAATGCGGACACGAACGTCCTGTTTTTTGCCGATGGTCGCCAGCGTGTCGGCGATCTGCCGCGCGGAGGTCATCCCCCAGGAGTCCGGTCCGATCTCGCCGTAAATAAATACGTCTTCCATAGCTATTCCCCAAAAACTGCGGTCAGAATCTGCTCCGTTTCCTCGTCGACGGTATCCAGATCGCGGCCCTTATACAGCCGCGAGAATCGCTCCGTAACGAACGCGGACGCCGCCGCGGCTGATTTGTCGCCCTCGCCGCTTTCGTGCGTCAGCGAAGCCGTCAGCGATTCCTGGAGCTTGCCGTAATGCTTCTCGGCCCATTCGGTAAACCAGTCAGCCCCGCGGTGCGTTGCGTTTTGGGCGTTGGTCAGTTTCCGCCGTTCGGCGGTCAGCATCTGGGCCACTTGCCGCCGGGCCGCCGTCCTGCGTTGCTGCTGGTCGTCCTCGGCCGGCTCGGGTTCGGGAGCCGCACGGTCACTAGTGGTGTTCGGGTTGACGTACTCGTCTCCGCCTGGCCGCGGGTTCATATCCTCCTTCTCCCGCACTTCGTTGGGACTCATCGCCGTCATGGTCACCATCTGGCTGTAGAAATTCGCCCGTTCCTCTGCCGAGGCTCGCAGCAAGGCCTCGACCGTAAACTTGAAGAAATGCGAATCCTGGTCCTTTTGCATCAGGCTGCACAGCTTCTCGCGGCATTCCTGTTCCCATTTGACCAGGTAGCGGTTGAGGCAATTGGACAGGTACGCCTTGTTTTTCTCCTCCAGGCTGTTGTAGGAGACGCTGGAGTCGTCCCCCAGGATCTGCTCCAACGAAAACCAAAGCGCCGCGTCCTGCCGCTGAAACAGCCGCGTTTCGATCATCTGGCTGTCGCGGTTGTTATGCGCGATGGCCTTTACGTCCACCCCGCCGCGGAGCAGTCCGGCCTTGCGCTGCCCACCGGCGTGGTAGTTGTTCCATGCGTCCAGGAACTGCTTGGCTTCGTCCTCTTGGGTCAAATACCCCTCGGGTGCCATCAGGATCAGCCCCGGTACGGCGTCGTTTTTGTACAGCCGGTTACTGGCTCGCTGGGCTGCCAGGCCGAGGCCAAACGAGTTGCTGCCCAGCTCCAGGAGGCTCAGCCCCTCTACGCCGTTGTCGCCGAGGCCCATTACATGGAATACGTCCCGGTCGGGAAGCACCAGCATTTCGCCGTTCGGCGCGTGGTAGACGTGCACCTTCTGCCAGTCGGTGAGCACGTCGCCGGAGTCCTCGCGGACCAGCATGGTGGTTATGTTGTCCGAGTGCAGCGGATACATGGCGACCGGCTCCTGCCGGTTGTTCCGCTCGATCCAGGCCCGGCCGTTTCCGTGCAGCAGTGCATGCAGCATCAGGCACTCACGGAAATCGCCGGCGTTGGTCCAGGGGTTTGCGCGGTATTTGCACAGCTTGTAAGCCGGGTGCCGCGGGTCGGGTTCACGGCCCTTGTCGCCCTGCTTGCGGTAGACGATCAGCGGCAGTTGGCCGACGTGCCCGGCGATGCGGGTGACCGCATAGTAGACCGCGGCCAGGCCGAGCACGCTGTTTTGCCCGGTCGGGATGCCTGACTCGTTGACGCTGGGCCGAATCCAGTCGATGAACCACTGCCGCGGGTTTCGCTGGTTAGTGACCTCGCCCACTGCTGCTTGTGGCCAGATCGCCTGTCGCAGTCTCGATAATACGCCGTCCATCGGTTCCGTCCTCCAGCGACGGGATCAGCCCCGCCGCGTCAAGTGCTTGCACAATCGCCCAGTCTTCGGGCGTGTCGATTTCCAGCCGCCGGGAACCTAGATAGGTTTCCATTGGTATCATGTACCGGGTTCCCTGGTTAAGAAACGCTGTCCGCCAAAATGCCCAGCAGGTGCCGTTGACGATGTGCGTCGGCGGGCGGTTCTGCCGTCGCGACCATCGCCCAGTCATGCCTCGGCACATCGTCGCCAGCAACGCGTCACTGGCTTCGCAGCACACGGCCGAGTCGCCGCCCTGGGTCAGCGTCCAGACAGTGCCGCGGATGTCGTCTGAGGTCATCAGCGGTGCTGTGCATTGGACCAAACACAGAATGTCGCTTTCTAGACGAGCGGCCGTGCATGCGTGCATCAGCACCGATTCGCTGGTCGCCGTGTCGGTTGCCAGTTCCATTGGCCGATGGATGATTTCCGCACCGTACTCGTGGGCCACGCCTGCAATTTCATCGTCTTCGGTGGACACCAGCACCCGGCCGTCTACCGCTCGCTGCGCAAGGACCACGGCACGGGCAACCAGCGGCACGCCGCCGACCCGGAGAAGGTTTTTCCGCGGGACACCCCGGGAGCCGCCGCGGGCGGGGATGACAACGTCGATGTTCACCGCCAGTGCTCCTTGATCCAGGAAAACTTGCTCTGCATTTCCGCGTCGGCCGGGCTCACGGGTCCGTTGATGCAGACGATACGGGCGCCTGCCGGCAAACCGTCTTTGATCTGCCGCCAGTTGTGTATGCCGTGCTCCGGTCCCCAGGTAGGCTGTTCGCCCAATATGTGGTTCGCCCAATCCTGATCCGAACAGTACCACGGGCGCGATTGGGGGTTGATTCGTTTAATCGCCCAGTGTGTCAGCCGGTTATAGACCTCGGACTTCGCTCCGGTTTCCAGCTGGAAAAACGCCGTGCAAAACCCTTCTTCGCGGAGCGTGTTGCGGTAGCTTCGAAACGGCACACGCTCGCCAAGAAACGCGTCGATATTGCCGGTGATTACTACGTCCAAGTCAATTGAGTAAAACCGCGGGCCGACGATTTCGCGAAACCACGGCGCGTCGGTGAACAGCATCACGCGCCGCCAACACAAGCCTAACCCAGTCCAGTCCGGCCAGATCGGATGGATGTCGACCAGCGGATCGGATATGCCGCTTGGGTCGTCGGTAAAGCAGACAATCCGAAAGTCTTTCGTGACGTTTCGCCTCAGCATGGATGCCATTACGTTGACGTACTCCGACGTGTACCGATACGGCCATCGATACTCGGGGTCCAGCCATTTTGTAAGGACGAATGTTGTCACAGCCGCACCTTTGCAATGGAAATTGTCCAGACTTGCGCGGGGTGCTCCGTCCAGCCCGTAAGCAGGCGATCCAGCGCTCGCCGCACACTGGGCAAATCGCAATCGTGCCCCGTCAACCAGCCTCCCCGCTTTATTTTCGGCGTCCAGGCCATAATGTCCTGCTCGACGGAGGCCTGAGCGTGGTCGGCGTCAATAAACACAAAATCCAGCGAATCCTCTTCTATCTTCGCAGCCGCCTCCTGGGATCGCATCTTATGCCACGTGAGCCGGTCAGGCCAGCGATTACAGCGTTTCTGCATTTCTTTCCGAAGCGCCGCCCAGTCGGTGTTGCGGTATTTTGTGCCATCATCGCCGAGGCTGTCTAAGGTGAGCCGCTGCGGCTCCAGGGGGTCCACTGCGATCATGGTTAAGCGGCGGCAATGTTTCAGCAGTGCGTGCAACGTTTCTCCGGCATAGACACCGATCTCTGCCCCGGCCCGCCAGCCGTTAGCCCGCACAAGATCCACCACTACCTGCCAGCGTTTCATGCTGCGTGCACCTCCCAGTTTGCGGCTTCGACGGCGTAGTGCGGCTCGCCGTACAGCCGAAACTCGACGGCAGGATATTTGCGGCACAGCTTTTGTGTCACCGGCTGCACAATGTTCGTCGTGTGGTGCCGCTTCGGTCCCTGATCGGGAAAGGGTCGAGCGCCCTCAAAATACCGCTCTTCCGCGTACTCCGCGGTGTAGCCGTCGCAGCCGCACAGCCAAACCCGCTGAGCTTTGCCGACAATGATCGCGAACTCAATACACCAGAGCCCGCTCATTTGAAACGCTTCAAACGGCGGACCGTTGCGGACAATCAGCGGAAACCATTCGACCCGCCGCCGCTCCATTGCCATCTGTGCCCGTTGCAGCGTGACACAGATGGTGCCTCGCTTGCTTGCGGCCTTCGCATCGTCGGCAAACAGTAAACAGGCGGTCGAGTCGGCAAGGAAATAGAAGTCGGGGTCGGGCTCGATCGCCAGTCCGCGGTTGCAGGTGATCACGACCCGCTCAATCGCGTCCTCGCACGCTTTGGCGTATGCCCGCGGCGCAAGCGGCGAGCTGCCGAGCACGATCCACGGAATCGGGTTTGTGGGGTTCGGGATGGTTTGCACTAGGGACACCCTACCCTCCGATAAAAAGCGAGCCTTGCGCCCGCGTGTTGCGATGCCAGATCGCACGGCCGACGGCCATCACAGCGGCCGTGATGCCGTCGATCTTCTGGCGGGATTTCTCCTTGTCTGGCCGAATGTTTCCCGAGGCGTCCGGCTTGACGACCACATGGCGGGCCATCCAGGCGGCGACTGGGTTGCCGCCGTGGTTGATCTTCCGGCCGCAAACCATCTCTTCGAACCGCTTGGACGGCTCGTTGATGAACGCGTAGGTTTGCCGCATTTCACGCATCGGCACGCCGTCTTGGTCGTAGAGTTGATACTCGCACAGCTCGCGGGCGTTATATGGGTCATAGGCGATTTCTTGCACGTCATATTCGTCGCACACAGCGCCCGGATAGTGCTCTTTGAGACGATCGCCTTTTGGGCCGAACTGGGCCCCGCTGATTTCCGCCCGAATCTGCCCGTAGTCGATCACGTTGCCCGGGGTGGCAGTAATCCAGCCCTCGGCCACCCAGTCGCGAACGGGTGCCCGCCATTGCCTTTCCCGTTCGAGAATGCCATCTTTTGGAATCCAAAACCGCCAAATCAGATCCAGCATATCCGACCGCTCAGGGTTCCAGATCGCCACGCAAAGTGCCGAGGTGTCGCGCGTCTGCGACAGGTCCAGGCCGCCCCATGCTCGGTCGCCGGCGTGGTCAGGAATAATCCCGTCGCAGGCTCGCCATTCGTCGGGATCGAGCCAAGTGTCTTCGGATTCGGTCACCCAGCGGTTGCAGATGTAGCGGATAAACTGCCGCTGTTTTCGAGGCGTGGCTTTCGCCTCGTTGGC